GGTAATGAAGGAATACGCACCGGAGAGTTTCAACTCTGCAAAGTTGGTAGGAGTCTTCGAACAAGGCACAAGTAAGTGGCATGAGGCAAGGGCCGACGGCTTGGGTGGAAGTGAGATAGGTGTTGCACTTGGTCTTTCGCAGTGGCAATCACCCTTTCACCTCTGGGCAGTCAAGACCGGACAGATAGAAGCACCGCAAGTAAACAACTGGGCAATGCGTTTCGGGCAAAAGTTTGAGGAGCCAATTCTTGAACTCCTCCAAGAAGAACACCCGGACTGGGAGTTGTACAAGACTGGGACCTACCGGCACGGAGACTACCCGTTCTTTACAGCCAACCCCGATGCTCTTGCAAAGGTCGACGGCGAGTGGGTCATCGTCGAGGTAAAGACTTCGCGCAACTACTGGCACGAGATTCCACCTCAGTACATTGCGCAGGTGCGTCACTACATGGCGGTAATGGGAGTCAATCGTGCGGTCATCGTAGGAGTGGTCAACATGGCTTGGGTCGAACACTGGGTCGAGCGCGACCAGTTTGAAGAGCAGGTTCAAATTGACGCCGGAGTGAGATTCTGGAACCATGTCCTAGACGGAACACAACCAGACTGGGACGGAGCCGAGTCAACCTATGAGGCGGTCCGAGCAATGCACCCAGAAATTACCGACGAGGAGGTCGAGATTGACGGGCTACACCATTTGGCTAATCTGCAAAGCCGTTTCGATGAAGCTGAAGCAGAGCTTAGGAAAGCGAAGTCGCAAGTCATGAACGCAATGGGCAAAGCAAAGCACGCTTACATGGAGATTGACGGAGAGAAGGTGCGAGTGGCAACTCGCGAGGCAAGGATGCAGGGCCGTCCCTTCCTAAAGGTGAAGAAGTAATGCTGGTCATGCTGGGAGACACCGTGACGCTGGTCAAGCAAGACACTTGGATTACCGGTCAGGTCGCAGGCGTCGTTCTAAACGACAAGCGCGAACTCGAGAGGGTCTACATTCACAACATAAATGTCCCGTTCTATTTGTCGGACGGGTGGCGTATAGTCGACGACGAAGAAGAAGGAGAAGAGTTAGATGGCTAGATTCAACCTAGAGGATTACGAGACAGTCGAGGAGCGTCTGCGCAGGGCGCATGAGATGTACGAGGACCTTCGCATTACGACTGAGTGCGTCGTGGCAGGAGTCGACGGCAAGTGGCTCTTCAAAGCTTACGTCTACCTCACGGCAGGTGACCAAGCAAACGGACTTCCCAAGGCTACTGGCTACGCATCGGAATCTGAGGGAGGACCTCAGTCTGACTGGAAAGCCGAGCTTGGAGAAACGTCAGCAATTGGCCGCGCCTTGAGCAACATGAACCTCAGTGGCAATCGTCGCGCCTCTCGTCAGGAGATGGAGAAGGTAGTGCGCTCTGAGACCCGGGACTACGTCGCAGAAGCTAGTAAGCTTACAGACGTCGGGGAGCTAAGGCTTCTCTACGCAAAGGCCAAGGCCGCCGGTGCAACGGCAGACGTCTTGGAGAAGGTGAAGGCTCGTGGCGAAACACTCGGTAGCGATAGCTAAGATTGCGGAGCTTGAGTCTGCCTATCTCGAGGCACTTCACTCTGGAGACAGCGAAGAAGCGGCCTTTTGGAATCGAGAACTAATCCATCATTTATTGAGGCTAAGTGACACCATCAGAGATTCAAAAACAGCTAGCGGAACTGACAGCGGAGAACTCTAAGGGCGCGGAAGCTCTTTACGAGGCCGAGGTCCAACTGGCCGAAGCCGAACACGCTCTTGACCTCATCGAGCAGAAGGCTTTCATAAAGCACTCGGGAACCGTGGCAGACCGGACAGCCTTGTCACGCCTCGAGGCGGCCGACGCGCGTCTTGAGCGCGACTTGTGCAAGGCCAAGGCCAACCGAATCAAAATGAAAATACGAGGACTTGAGACGGCAATTATGGCCGTTCAAACGCAGGCTAAACTAATTCAATCCGAACTCAGAATTTAGGTAGCCATGGCAATCACTCGCAAGATGTCTCTTCAACTTCGCGAGCGTGACCCCTACTGCGTCCACTGCGGAGCTGACACTGAGTTGCAGGTCCACCATCGGCAGAACCGTGGCATGGGTGGCCGGCCTAAGAACTCACTCGACAAGTTCGACAACCTCATAAGAGTCTGCTCTTGGTTGAACTACGCCATGGAGCAAGACCCAGCGGTAGCTCGTGAGGCACGCGAAAAGGGCTGGAAGCTTGGGCAGTGGGAGAACTACGAGACACCGGTCTACGACCGAATGCAAGACGCATGGTTCATTCTGACCCCTAAGGGAGACAAGGTGCAGGTCGAGGAGCCGACAACCCTTTTCTAGCGTTACCAATTCGTTATAAATAATTTTTCCAAATTAGTTGCTTATTGTGATTTATTGTGTATAGTTATTACTAACACAAGGAAAGGAAACCAAATGGCAAAGACCTACACAATCACTTTCACCGAGAAGGAAATCAAGACAATCCTTCTAGCAATGCAGACCGAGAAGGACTGCTACGACTACGACCACGAGTACACCGCCGAGGACCGTCAGGACATCAAGGCGATGGACCGCATCGAGAACAAGATTTACAAAGTCTGGTAAGAAAGGAAAAGACAATGAACAAGCTAGAGGCAGTCAACAGGACGATGGACCAACTTGAACTAGAGTTCTTCAACGGTGGTCAAGGTCAGCGGACTCAGGCGGAGGTCATGGAGTACACCAAGAAAATAGGCTTGCTTCAGGAACTGCGCGAGAGTCTCTACTGGGAGAGAATGAGGGCAGAAGGGAAACTAAAGTGAAAATCACAACAGAGCTAACCGTACACGGCAGGCAGATTCACCCCGGGACAGAGTTGTCCATTAGCAAAGAGCGAGGTCGCTACCGGTTCATGAAGCACGTCGAGAACAACGGCGTCGAGTGGATTGACGTCTGGGGCGGACCCAAGGGCCGGGAGCAGACCCGTAGCTTTAGGCTAGACCGAATCAAGACCGTACACTACAAGAACAAGACAGACAAGAATCTACTGGCAGAGAGGAGGGCTAAGTGAAGGACCCAGAGCTTCTCGCCTTCGAGATGAGGCAAGCCGCACTAAAAAGTCCGGAGCCTCTGATAGTGTACGAGACGCTATACAAGCCGAGCGAAGACGACAAGAAGCTTTTCTTCAATGCTGGCCGGTGGGCAGGAGGTCATCGAGACTGGATTGCTCGGCAGGCTTTTGAGAAGCTTCAGGAGAGAGGAGAGTTCTAGTGCCGGTCATTCGCGGTCACCACACCTTTGACAATCACTTCACGCAGATTCCTAACGTCTGGTTGCGCGACTCCAGACTTAGCTTCAAGGCTCGAGGCTTGCTCTCTCTGGTCATGAGCCACTCGCAAGGATGGAGTCTAAGCATCGGCACACTGGCCGCGACAAGCCTTGAGGGACGTGACGCCATCAGGTCTGCCATTGCCGAGTTGGAGAACCACGGTTACCTCACTCGCACTCAGCAAAACGACGGCAAGTTTGGTGAGAACATCTGGATTACGCACGACCCTACGGATTACCCGTTGCCGGAAAACCCGTCGACGGAAAATCCGACCCCTAAGAAGAACATAGTTAAAGAAGAACAAGTTAAGAATAAACAAGAGACCGAAGAATTGTTTGACGAGTTCTGGAACAGCTACCCTCGGAAGCTTGACAAGGCGAAAGCATTTAGGGCATTCAAGTCCGCACTCAAGCGTGCCAAGTTCGAAGACATTCTGGCCGGAGTCATTGCCTACCGGAACGACCCACACCGCAACCCGGACTACACAAAGTTTCCTGCGACATGGTTGAACGCGGACTCATGGGAGAACGCCGCAGTGCTTCCAGAGTCGAAGGCACGCAAGGACCGGGAGCGTGAAGCGGCACAAGAATTTATACAGTGGCAGAAGTCGCTGGAGAAGTCATCGACGCCGCCTCCAACTTGCCCTCATGGTAACTCGATAGTCAGGTGCAAGAAGTGCCTCAATTAGTTTTCCAGTGCAAGCGTTGCGGAGCGACTTGGGAGGACACCGCGACACGAAAGAACTCCGACCTCTGCCAGAGTTGCAGAGCAAGGAAGACACAAAAAATAGACGGGTGCATAGTCTGGCACGGTCACTTCGGGTTTGACATGGTCACCCCGGTTGACGACGAGGGGGAGGAAGTCTTGCCCGGAATCAGAATTTGTGAGAAGCTAGACTGCGTGAACCCGTCACACATCGAGAGGAAGTAATGGCAAAGGTCGAGATTCAGAACGCCGAGGTGTTCAAGATTATTGAGGGCTACGGTTTCCGTGCCGTCGAGAAGTTCAAGTTGCGTGACGGCGGTGAAGGCAAGAAGTACTACACCGTCTGGACAGACACCAAGGTCAACGAAGGCGACGTCGTCTCCATCCACGGAGACCTTGCAGTCAAGGTCGAGGAGTTCACCGGACGCGACAACCAGCCAAAGACAGCCGCGGCAATTCACGTCAACAATGCCAAGGTCACTGCGGACGCTCCGTTCTAATAGACTGGTTGCGTGATTCAGCTTGAGGTTTTTGGCGAGCCAGCTCCGCAGGGAAGCAAACGCGTCTACAACGGACGCATCGTCGAAGCCGGCTCAAAGAAACTCAAGCCTTGGAGGAAAGCAATTGCGCAAGCTTGCTTTAACCTACTCTCCGAGGACCACAAGCTAATTACGGGACCTGTGAAGGTCGAGGTGGACTTCTATCTGCCTCGGCCTTCTTCCGTTTCCCAGAAGAAGCGAGCCATGCCGATAGTGCCACCGGACGTGGACAAGCTCGCGAGGAGTTGCCTTGACGGACTGAACCAAGGCGCAGACTCCGGCAAAGTCGGTGACGGCATCCTCTACGCCGACGACTCTCAGGTAGTCGAACTCATTGCCCGGAAGCATTACGCGGACGACCGCGAACCCGGTGCGACAATCGTCATAACACCGCTCTAAATTCGTCAAAAAAATTTTCAAAAAAGTTTGTAAATAAACTTGACACGTTGTTACGAAGTGGTGTAACTTGGTAACAACAAGGAGGCAAGAGCCTCAAAAGGAAAGGAAACAGAAATGAACACCACACTAGACCCAAGAGTCAAAGACCAAATTAGCCTTTACATTGCAGAGGCCCTTGAGCAGGGCGTCAAGTTTGAGACTAAGAACTATGACGGATGGTGCAGAGAGATTACCCTGAAATACTGGAACCCAGCTACTAGCGAATACCACAACGGACTCTGGATTAGCGTTTACATCGCCGACACAAACAGACTAAAGGTAGAGGCAAGCTGGCTTGGTTACAACGGCCACAAGATTGCAAAGCGAGACATTGTCGATTACATCGGTCAAGTCAAGTACCTAGAAGAAACCATCAACTCACGGGTTGCCTAATGAAAATTTGGTACGCAATTCGCCGACCGGTCGGCTACGTTCTATTCGCACTACTTGCTTACCTAGCACTCGGCTTGCTACACGGCATTCCGTTCTTACTAACCGACCTACTACTAGGACTCTAAGGAGGTGACTATGCAGAAACTACTTACACCCAAGGAAGCGGCCGAGGCTCTCGGCGTTCATCGCAACACAATCTACAACTGGATTAGCTCCGGACGTCTAACGACAATCCGCTTCTCAAAGCGCACCATCCGTATTCCGGCGGACAACCTAAACAACATGAAAGAGGGAAACAATGAAAACATCGGAGACTAGCATTCGGGGAGGCGTCGAGTCGCTACTTGACCACCTTGAGATGCACAACTTCAACCAAGGGTTCGAAGCTTGCATAAACGCCATCGACGAGATGAGCAACGAACTCTACAACGATGGCTACCGGGTCCGCTCGGAGGCACTTCGTACTGCCGTAAAGAAGCTGACCGGAGAGGACTTGTCATGAACCCAAGGCTAGACTTCAAAGAACTCAAGTACTCAATTGCTGACTTGCTCTTCGGTAAAGAGCTAGACGAGGCTTACGAGATGGGGATTCGCGTCGGTGCTGAGTTTGCCACTCGCAAGCTTTCCTTCGAGGTAAACCTAAAGCGAAATCTAAAGCTAACCAAGGTCGAGGAACGCGGTTACGGCTACGCCATCGAAGCAATCGACAGGGTCAAGCCAGAGATTGAGCGCACGACAGGAGCCACCCTATGAGCGGTCCAATGAAGATTACCGTCTGGGAGAAACCTAACTGCGTCCAGTGCATGCAGACCAAACGCGTCATGGACCAAGAGGGGATTCAATACCAAGTTAGACGACTTGACAAGTCTACGAAGGCAGTCGAACGCTTCAAAGAGATGGGACTTATGGCCGCTCCGATTGTCGAGACAGACACTAAGCGTTGGTCAGGGTTTCGGGTCGAAAAGATTCGTAGCCTAGCCAAGCACCTAAGAGTCGAGAGGATGCACGGGGTCAACGTTCCACTAGAACCGATTACACAAGTAGCAGACGAGGTGGAAGACGATGAGTGACCTACACGACCTAATCGCTCGAGCAGGGCTTCTTGCTTACCGGCAAGGAAGGGTAGACGAAAGACTAAGCATCCTGAAGCTGGCTCAAGAGGCGTCCATGGAAAACAAGAACGGCGAGTACGTTTACTTGTCCGACCTGCGTGATTACATAGATTATGACGAGGAGAAGCGCAATGCAAAGACCGCTGACCAAAAGGACTAACGAACGCCTCTACGCAGACTTCAAGCAAGCTGCGGCGTTGCTCGACGACGACCAGCTTGTTTGGTCTCAAGACCTTGAGGTCATTCGTAAGGGCCTAGCCATCTTCTTATCCGACAAAGCTAGCCTCGGCTCGGGTAACCACCCTGCACTTATCGACGTCGTCCAGAAGCTTCTGGCAGACGAGAACAACCTAGCCATAGGAGAATAATGCTAGAAGGACTGGAACCTCCAAAGAATAAATCCGTCTACTGCAAAGTCGCGGACATAGCCAAGACGCTAGAGGAGGGCGACCGCTCAATTCTCATGAACGCAGTCGATGACCGTAACTGGGGAGCTAGAACTCTCTCTACCGCCTTGCGTTTGCGAGGACTAAGCATTGCCGACACGACGATTAGCAAGCATCGCAATAAAGGTTGCGCTTGCTATCGAGGGTAGGCTTGAGGGATGCTCGAAGACCTAAACGCACTAAACAGGCAAGGCAGTGACAAACAGGACCGACCGCCGAAGGAGTCATGGCGACCCCAGCTCGAACTGGACGCTGACGGTGGCTTCTTTGTCTCCACCCCTCGAAGAGAAGAGGTAACTAACTCCGACGACCTTCTTGCCGAGTTCGACCTAAACCCTGCCGACTGGATTGTCGTCTCGGTTCGTCGTTCGAAGTGGGAAGGTGGCCGGAGCGGTGAGTGGCTCAACTCCTACCGGGTAAACCTCAAGCCAGCCACGGCCCGAGCGCAGATGCTCGACGCCTCAGAGCTGGAGAAGGAGATTCGTAAGTGGCGACCACCCAAGGCGGCGAAGCCAGCGACCGGAGACCTAACCGCCGTCTATGCAATAGGCGATACTCAGTGGGGTAAGGACGCCGGTGACGGAACCGAAGGCACGGTACGCCGTGTCAGGTACGCGCTTGAGCAGTCCCTCCTTAGACAGCAAGAAATAAAAAAGAGGGGGGTAGGTCCCATTGCATTACCTCAGATGGGTGACTGCATTGAGGGCGTAGTTAGTCAGGGCGGAAAGATTGCTGGCCGGATTGACCTAGACCTCACGGCGCAGATTCGTATTGGTCGACGCATTCTTCTTGAGTGGGTTAAGGCGTTCGCACCGCTGACCAACGAACTAATCATCCCAGTCGTCCCCGGTAACCACGACGAGTCACACCGGCAACTAATCACCGACCCAATAGACAGCTTTCAGGTAGAGATTGTCCAACAGGTGCTAGACATTGCCAAGGAGAACCCAGACCTGCAACACGTCACTGGTCGCTTCCCAGAGCGCGACAACTCGACGCTCGCAGTAAATCTCTCCGGCACAACCGTCGGATTCGTACACGGCCACCAGATGCGCGACCCGTTGAAGTGGATTAGCGGACAGGCACTCTCCGACTCTGCCGTCGGTAGAAGTGACGTCATCCTCTCTGCCCACTACCACCACTACGCGGTACGCAACTTCAATCATCGACTCTGGGTACAGATTCCAGCGATGGACGGCGGTAGCTTCTGGTACGCCGACCGAACTGGCATGGGAGCCAACACACCAACCGGCATCGTGTCCATGGTTGTCGGTGAAGGGTACGACCCAAGGCGCGACCTCTGCGTCATAGGCGGTGACCTGAAGTGACCAGCCCACACTTTGACATCGACTTCGCTCGGGGCAAGGTGGGCGAGGACCTAGTCAACACCGTACTGGGTAAGTTGCAAGGAAAGAAAATAGAAGTCAAGACCGACTACCGGATACCCGAGACCGGTAACGTCTACATAGAGACATGGCAGTACCACCGCGAGGACCAGTCGGACATAAAGCAATCAGGCATCAACATCACTGAGGCCGAGTACTGGTGCATTGCCTCACCGACCGGCAGGGGATTCCTCATGCTTGAGACTGACCTACTTAAAGAAGTAATACGCGAGACCAACCCACGCGAGGTCAGGCAGTCACGCATCAACCCAGACACCAACGCTTCCAAGGGCAGACTCGTTAGGTTGCAAGACATAATGAAGAAACTTGAAATGGGGTAGGCCATGCCACTGTATAGATACAAGTGTCAAAATCAAAAGTGCCAAGGGGAGCATGAAGTCTTCCGGACAATAGGCACGAGAGACACCACCCTGCTCTGCCACGACTGCAATTCCCCCATGAAGAGAATGCTTGACATTGCTTCAGTTAGTTTCATTGGTAAAGGCTTCGCCTCTAATGAGTAAGTTCCCTCAGCCTTGTAGTGTCTGCGGAACTTTGACCAAGGGTGCGTCACGATGCGAAGTACACGAGCGCGAATACCGACAGAAAAGAAATAACCACAACGCCGGTAGGCCCGGTAGGGTGAGGGCCAAGTCGCAACTCTACAATTCAGATTATCGAAAAGCCGCGAAGCTCTTGCGTGAGACTGCGACGCATTGCCACATTTGTAGTAAACCGTTCGTCGAGGGTGACCGGATAGAGGCTGACCACCTGCTACCGAATAATCCGGACTCTCCTCTGGCCCCTGCCCACCGTCTATGTAACCAGCGTCGAGGTGCGAAACCACTATGAGCACTAGTACAGGGGCGTTATCCCGGGGGTGGGGCAAATACCCGACTTTTCCG